CCCCGCCACATTTTGCACTATCGGCACGGGGCCGAACATGTCAGATGTTCCGACAAGTTGCCGTATTCATTTTTAGCATCCGCAGCCGCCGCAACCGGTGTACGAGCCAGAAGCCCACGGATTGCAGGACTGGTACGCCGGAATGGGCACAGGCCGCAGCTGGTTCAGCAGGTAGTTGTTCTGCGCGGCCTGACTTGCGGCAAGCTGTGCAGCGAAAATCTGCTGGCTCTGCTCGGCAATCTTGGCATCTTTAGCCTCAATGCGCTGCGCCGTCAGTGCGTCAAGCACAGCGCGGGCGTTCGCGTTCTGGTTTTCGATGATGTCCCGCGTGCCGTTCTGGATAGTCTGGCGCGTGTCGCAAGCCTGCGTAGCGAGGTTGTAGTTTACGCCCTGGATGGCCTCGCGGGTCTCGCAGCAGCAATTAGCCTGCTGCATCTGCATGGCGTTGAGCTGCTGCATAAATGCGGCCTGCTGGTTTGCGCGGCTGATTTCGGCGCTCATAAAGCCCTGCTGCATAGCGTTCTGCACACCGTTGACAAGCTGTGCCTGAGCATAGAAGCCGTCACACAGACCGTTGTTCACGACGTCGATTTTGCGTTCGATGTTGGCAAAGTCGCTGGTGAGGATGTAGCCATCAACTGCGCCGGCGCTGCCGTTGCCGCCAAATCCGTTGTTGCCCCAGTTACCGCCCCAGCCGCAGAAAACGAAGAGGAAGAGAATGATAATCCACCACGCACCATCGCCGCCAAAGCCCCAGCCGTTGCCATTGCCCGTATTAGCGGGCTGCACAGGCATTGTCATAACAGTGCCGTCCGAAGAAAGACTCATGTTTAACTCCTTTCAAAAGTTGAATGTATTGTTCACCGTGCGCACGGTTTGAACCTATTTTAAAAAGCCCTGAAACTGCTGCGCCATCGCTTGCAGCTGATTTAGCTGCTGCTGGCTCATTTTTCCAGATTGCAGCAGCTTTTGAACTTCTTGCTTCGGGTCGCCTTGAAAATTCTGTCGGAACTGCTGAAACTGCTGCATCATTTGCTGGAATTGTCCCATTGCGCCCGGCATTTTGCCGCCGCCAAGAGCGTTAAACAGAGGGTTGCTCATTGTCTGCCTCCTTTTTCTTGCGCGTCAAAGGTTTATCCGCCGCCAGCGCGTCAAAGCGGGCTGTCAACGCGTTGAACTCTTGCCGCGTGACATATTCTTCTTTCGGTTTTTGCGCGGTCTGTGCGGGCTGTTTCTGGCTTGCTGTGCGCTCTATATAATCAAAAACGCGCAGGGGCTGCGGCATACCGCTTGCATCGGTGGATTTGATATAAAATGTGCTGTTTTCGCTGTCCATCAGCAGCACACTATTCCCCGCCGCCACCATATACGCTTTGGCGCCCTCTTCGCCCTGCACCCAGATAATAGGCGAGCTTTGCTGCGCGGGCGGCTGCGGTTGAGGATATGCCGCTTGTCTAAGCTGCGCGAGCTGATCGGGCATGGCCGACGGCATCTGCTGCCCCATTGGATAATAGTTCGGCATATAGCCGGGCTGATACTGTACGCCAAACGCCATGGTAAATCATCCTTTCTGCCAGTAGTACAGCGGCACTTCATCTCCGCTGTCCCATGTATCAAGCCAATCTCCATTCTGCACGCACACAACATGTGTAGCCATTGCCAAAATGTACGTGCCGTCCGGGTGGTCTTTTGCAAACTGCGCCACTGTGTAACAATCCGGGCAGCTGTTCGGCAACGTGTAGCGCTTCCAACCACATCGTCGCAGATAACTGCCCCAGACATAGTTTGCAGACGGCATATCATGCAGTTCAAATCCTGCCAGAACCAGCGCCGCATATACAGCCGCCCACGATTGATGCGTTGCGGCTGCAATGGCTCTGACGGTACAATCGCCGACGCGCTTTTCTTCCGGGTTTAGGTTGATTTGCTTGTATGCCATCCGAACCGCTCCTTTTATCTAAATTGTACAAAAAAAGACGGCACAACGTAGGCCAGTAAAGTGCCAACATTGTGCCGTCTTTGGGACAAAATAAAAAAGGCGCGGCCACAAAAGCAGCCGCGCCCTTTAAATCAGCCTATTTTGTTTTTGATGCTGTGTACGCGCCGTTTTACCGTGCGCTCGCTACAATTCAGTTCTGCCGCAATATCAGCATTGCGCCAGCCGCGCCGCCGAAGCTGCAAAACATCCGTTTCTTCATCGGTCAGCAAACCGCCGACAAAATCAAACTTTGGCATGATTACTCATCCTTCTTGTTCTTGCTTTCGGTCTGTGTGCCAAAATAAAAGGCCACAACCATTGTCACAATGGTCATGACCGTGTCAGGCTGTAATTTCTCCCGCAGCGCCAAAGCCGCAAACACTGCAACGACAACCAGCGTCACAATGGTTTTTACCTTGAAAAGCGCGGCAATGTTTTTCAAAAAATCGCCCATTTATATGCACTCCCTTTCAGCCAATCAGATGATTTTGCAAAGCTTCCTTTGCCTTTTGCATCTGGTCAATGTTGTTCCCATCCAGATTGTGGTCAAGCAGGGCAAGCAATGCCTGCATGGTCACATGCTGCCCCTCGTCCATGCGGTCAAGCCGCTGTTTGTCGTTTTTCAAGAATCCCTCCATGGCGTTCACCCGCTCTTCAAGCTTGGTAATGCGTTTGTCCTGGTCGGTCTTCGGCTTTTTTACGGCAGTGATTACTTTGCTGATGGCAACGCCCCCGGCATACAGCCCGGCAGCAGCGCCCGCCGCGTAAATCAAAAACGCCCAGGCCTCCGCAAGTGTAAACGAAAATACATGCTGCATTGGCATCACACCTCCACGTATTTTGCATGATACGCCTTGTCGTTGTCCAGCCCGTACTTCTTGGCGATGAGGTAGAACTCCATCGCCGCAGCGTTCGGCAGCACAACGTGGTCAAGCCAGACCTCCTGATGCGTCTGCGCGGCGGGCTTGTCTTCTTTGATGGCGGCATCGTACCGTGTCAGGTTGAACTGCTTCACGACGGCCAGCAGACTTGCGGTATACGTCGGGCTGGTGGCCCAGCCATCGGCCCGGATGTACTCGCACGCCTTGTTGATGTCGGTACAGCCGACCAGATTGGAATAGCGCGGCATTGTCGTCAGCTTCTTGATGTAGTCCTCTACACAGGCGGCCATCGTATCGTAAGCGCGGAAGCCCGCCGTGATGGTGATGTATTTGCTGCCGTCCCACTCCTTCGTGGCCTTGTTGTACACTCTGCCGCTCCAATTGCTGGCCTTGATGCCGAACAGGTTGTTTGCCTGTACTGCAAGCTCGCTCGTGCCGTAGGCGCTCTCCAAACAGGCTTGTGCAATGCACAGCGACGGCAGAAGATGTGCGTTCAGACAGCGGCTCTGGCACTTCTCGGCCATGACGTCAATGAACGTCTGCTCCTGCGTCTTGGCGGGTGCAGCGTCGGCCACATCTCCCTTCAGGCGCTTCGTGACCTGTGCCGCAATGTCGGGGAACTTGCTCTTGAGATAGGGGCCGGGGCAGGCCGTGGCGGCGTAAAAGCAGTGCATTGTGAGCGAACCGTTCTTGTCGCCGGTGTAGGTCAGCTCCTTGATGCCGTTGCGGCGGCAAATGTCGGTGCAAAGATCGAGCAGGGCGGCATACGCCTTGTCGCTGACGTGCCAGTCCGGTGCGCCGCTGTCGTTCGCCACCTCAATCGTCACCGCCCTGTGGTCGTTCCACGGGCTGGAACTGCACCAAGAACGGTCAGCTTCGTGGCAGAACAGACCGATACGCCCGCTGGATTCGATGGCGTAGTTTGCGCTCATCTGGCGTGATGGCCTGCCGACAAGAGCGCCGAAAGATTCAAGCGTCGTGTTACCAGCCATGTGATGAACGGTAATCTTGCTGATGGGCTGGCTCCGGGGTCGGTTGCAGTTTGGGCTGATGGCCGTGTAAACGGCCAGTGCAGAATCACTCATTCTCGTCTTCTCCTTTTCCGTTAGACAGTTCTTCGTCCATTTCAGGCGACAGAATCATTTCATCCTTCATTGGTTTCACTCTCCTTTTCGTTGGTGTCGTTTTCTTCACCGGTGGTATTTTCAGCGCCGTCAACCTCCGGCACATCCGGCGTCTCCGTAACCTCGTCTGCGCTCTCTCTTGCATCCACCGCATCATAATACGCCTGTGCCAGCGTCTCCACCTCGGCAATGTCCGCCTCATCCAGTAGGCCGTTGTCGTAGTGCGTGTACGCCTTGTCCAGCCAGAACGCAACGTCTCGTCCTGCTGCAATCTCTCGCTTAATACTGCGCAGCGTTAAATCGTGCCGCGCTTTACTTTTAATCGCCATGGTGATTTCTCCTTTCATGTTTGCGATGCTACTGCATCTTCCAAATCGGTAATCCGCTTAATGGGGTCTGCACGTCCCGTCACAGTCGTGCTGTCGGCATCGGTCAGCACGGTGTTCACTCCTGCAAGCGCGGGGATGAGCTGTGCGCCTGTCGCGGTGAAGGGCACAGGCTCCGCCAGCTTGTAAGCAAGTTTTGCATTTATTGATGCAAGGTATGCCTTGGCCGTTACTACATTGTTCGCGTCGGTTTCTTTTAATCTTATGTAAATTGTAGAAGCATTTGCCTTCATAATTCCGATTTTTGTCGCATCATTAAATACAGAAGTGTCTTGAGGCAACGAACTTGTGAAATAATCCGCTTGTCCTGGCGTTGTATAAATATTGTTAAGTTCTGTAACCAAAGAAAAATTGGCAATACCGTGCTGGTTTATGCCGAACAATGAAATTTTCGCGTTAGCTAAATCAATAATTTTCCACGCCTCCTGCCCATCTCCCGTCACCGCGTCCACCTCACCGCCATACACGGTTTCAGGCAGGGTCAGGGTGTTGGTCTGACCGGTGTAGGGCGTGTAGTTGGTGGGGGCGGTGGCGCCAAGCGTGATTGTTACGTTGGATATACTGCCAACTCCTAGAGCACCATTTGGTGCACCATCTGTTGCTTCATCTCTCCCGCAAGCATACATATATGCAGTCGCTACACGTCCTTTGTTCTGTGGAGTTATAACAAATGTTTTTGTAATTTTTCTTGTTGACGGCAGATTTTCGGCTTTTGTTATCTGTTCACCATCTGTTACAATACATGGAGTACCATCATCGAATCGGACGTTGAGCCTAAAAGCGTTACTTTCTGCTGTATCAGATGTGTATGTGCTAAAAAAATTTTCCAAAGTGAATGTAAGGTCTAAAACGTATGTGCCAGGAAGCAATTTATTCAATACATTTAATAGGTCTTTATACTTTGTTGCCCAGCCAATCCCATCGAGACCCGCCGTTGTGCTTAAATTCTCCCCGCACCGTTCAACTTTCACGCTGTCACGTCCCTTGATGGGACGAATGTTTTCGTAAGGTGCATAGGCTGTTGCAGTCGCGCTCTTTTCGAGCTGCACGTTATCCGCGTCTGTCTCTTTGTAGCAACTCGCCCGCAAATATGCCGCATTAGCCGGAGCCTTCAATGTAAATGCGCGCTGATATGTGTTGGCCACTCTCGTAAGCATTGTATCCGATGCATCAAAGTACGCAAGCACACCGATGTTTCCAGGCGCAGCGGCAAAAGAAGTTGCACATGAAAGTGTGTAATTATCACCTTCCGTGCATGGGATTTTTCCAGTCGTCTTTGCACCGGAATATCCAGAAGAAAACCCCAGTTGTGATACAAAAGTGTTTTGAATCAGGTCACCCCAGAGGTTCTTCCCGCCACCTGCCGGATACGGCGTTCCCGTACCCTCCTGCACCGGCTCCCAGCTGGCCTTTACCCCCAGCGGATATCCCGCCACGGGGTAGCACACAACAGGGTTGCCGCTTTCTTCCAGCGGCGGGCAAAGCATGTCCACGATGTGCTTACTGCTCCACGCATTTGCCCCAACAGCAGTATCATCAATTTCGGCCTTATTCTCTTTCAGCTCGGCCACCGCCGCCGTGTTAGCCGCCACGTTCTCCACGCTCTCGGCCAGCGTGTCCGCGCTCTGCTTTGCGTTTTCCTCGGATTTCGCCGCAGCCTCGGCACTTCCCGCCGCCGCATCCCGGGCATCCTCCGCGCCCTTCTGGGCGGCCTTGGCATCGTCCCGGGCCTTCTCGGCAGCCGCCTGGGCATCTTGCGCACTCTTGGCCGCCGTCTGCGCAGCAGTCTGTGCCTTTACCGCATCGTCCCTGGCAGCAGCCGCAGCAGCCTGTGCCTCCTGCGCAGCCTGTGCGGCAATCTCCGCCGCCGCCTTACTGGCCGCGGCGTCGCTGGCGCTCTGGCCCGCATAGTTAGCGGCAGCAGCCGCATTCTCCGCCGCCTGCTGTGCAGCTGTAGCATTCTCTCCGGCCAGGTTGGCCGCAGCATTTGCCGTCGCCTTGGATTCCTCCGCCGCCAGTGCGGCCCGGGCAGCCTCCGCCGCCAGCGTGTCCGCTGCGCTCTTACTGGCCGCCGCGGCAGCAGCCGCATTCTCCGCCGCCTGCTGCGCGGTAATAGCCTTATCCAGGGCCGCCTCGGCAGCCCGTTGGGCGGCAAGCGCCGCCTCCGCATACGGCCCGGCCTTGGCAGCATCCGCCGCTGCGGCCTCTGCCGCTTCCTTCGCCGCAGCACTGGCCGCCTGCGCTTCCTCGGCGCGGGCCTTGGCCGCTGCCGCTTCCTCCGCTGCTGCCTCTGCGTCCGCCTTGGCCTGCAAGGCAGCTTCCAGCACCTGCGCCGCCAGCTCGGGCGTCGGCTCTGCATCCGCGCCGCCGTATACGCCCGCTTGCTCAAGGATAAGATAGTCCACGTTACAACTCGCCCGCTGCACGCCGGAGGCCAGCCCGGCCAGCACAAGCACGCCATCCTTGGCCTCCTTCGTCACCTCTGGCGGCACGTCCATGGCATCCCCATCCAGCAGGGCCACGCGCAGCGGCTCTTCCCGCCCGGGGATGTGCCACGTTGCGGTGAGATTCAGCCCGTCCCACCCGGCCCCGCGCTCAATCTTGATACTCTCCGTGCCATAGCTGGAATTAGTCCCCAGCACCAGCTTTCGCGGGGTGGGGGAGTAGTTGTCAAGTCTCAAAGTATGTACCATGCTCTACCTCCTTAACAGTACAACAGTTTCTCGGCGTCGATTACGATTGGTTCTCTGCCATGCTTTAGCCCTCATCTCATACGGTAACAATAAACTCCGGCGCCTAATGTATAAACAACACCTGGATCATGATTCGTTTTGTGGAAAATGTCATATAGGTAAGTTAGTGGTGTTATTTGTGCCGTGCCGTTTCCGGCATAGGCTCCAATATTCAGCATATTGGCATTGCAGACATTTGTAACTGCATTGAAATTTCCACAGCCGCTATAATGCGCCAGAAAACCGGGCTCCGGTATGCCTTGTGCAACCACTGTTGCCGCGTACTCCGGAATAGGGTTTCCATAGCCGTTCTGATACTGTATGACCAGATATAAATATTTGTCTTTTGTCCATGTTGCCGCCTTTACGCGGCCTTCGCCGTTGTGGTATCCTGCGGGGACTGCGTAAGAACTTCCCGGGTTTATGGTTATGTCTACTGCGCCCCGGCTCGGCATATTCCCTTTTTTAAGCGTCTTATCCACAGCATAAAAGCTTTTGCCCGCCAGCACATTGTCAGCAGCAGCGGTGGCTTGTGCCAGCTTCGCATTGGATAATCCACCGCCGCCGTTAAAATCCAGTCGGCTCCCGTCAAAGGTAAACAGCACCCACCGCCCGGCAACAACGCTGTCACCGTCCGCCGCATCCGCGCCGCAATACGCAGGCACGGCCACACCGTTGACTGTCCACGTATCGCCCGCACTCCACGCGGCGGGGACTTTAAACCGCCCCACCGCGCCTTCTCCCGTCAGCGCATACACGCTGCCGCTCTTGCTGCACTCATATTCCTGCACGCAGACATTTAACCCGCCACCAGACGGGTCATACTGTGCCTTGGTCATCATTGCTGTGCCACCGTGCAGTTGCGACAGCTCAGTCTTTACCTTTTCAAGCAATGCGGAAAACTGCGCCTGAATGGTGGTAGTGTCAACGCTAACCCAGTCCGTAACAAGCCCACACACATCGGGGTCAAGCCGTTCGTCCGTGATGCTATCCGCAGAAATGCTGCTTACAGCTGCTGCAACGTAAATACGCGCAAGAGAAATTTGCCGTTTTAAAGTGTTGTTTGTAAGTTCCGTGGCGGTAGGTGCATTATTCGGCGTTCCTTTTAGCACTTCAATACGCGGCTTTTCCGCATAATCCACCGTGTCCCAGCTAACAACAATCCTGTCAATACGTGGCAAAATGGCATCTGGCAACGGGATTGTAAGCTGCAACTCGCTTCCAGTCTGTTCTTTTGTATCATTCCAAAAAACTGTGCCGTCCGCTTTGTCGTTCGCCAGCCAGCCCACGCCATCTGAAACGCTTACCGTCATATCACCGTTTGCGGTAACACTTAAATTGCCATCTGCGCCAAAAACGCCGCTGGAACGCCCATGCAGCCATTTCATAACATTTTCGGCTCCGATGTATTCATCCACGTTATTCGGAAAATTTTTGATTTCTGCCACTTTATCACCTCAAAACTGTTAAAATCGGGTCGCCAATAACCAGCTTGACGCTTGATCCGTTTGCATCCTGTGAATACTTTGCCGCCGTGATTCTGGCCTTGTACTTGACACCCAGCCGCAATGAAACGCACCAGACCAAATCGCCGACATTATATGCCGTGCCAAGCTCGTCACCGTCAGCGTCAATCGAAAATCCGTTTCGGTTCAAATGGCTGCCTAGCTGCAACGCCGCATACTGCTTAACGCGCGTCTGAAACGCAGAATTTGTCTCTCCATCCTGCTGGCTATCTCCGCTGAAGCTCGCCCACAGTTCGCGCCGTTCCGCATCGCTGGCCGTTCCAGCCTGCACCACAAATTTTGTACCGTCTTTGTACTGCGCTTCACAGTAGCACACATTTTTGTATTCAGAAATATCCTTGTCAACTACCAGCCCGGGCGCTGTTCCGCGTTCCTGCACAAACAGCACGGCGTCTAATCCCTTTGTGCGGTCAACACCCTTATACAATTCAAACGTTTCCGTCTTGGCTCTGTAGTCCAAAACCATCCGGTTCCCAATCCCGGCATCTGTCAAAATCGGTTGTATGCAGTTTAACAGTTCATCCCCGTACACCTCTGTTGCCGTCACGGTTTCTGTCAAGCCTTTTTTCTCTGCCAGCAGTACCGGCAGACCGCGCAGGTTGGCAGTAATAACCCTGTATACATCCGTTTCCACGTTGGCAATACTGGCAGTTGCCGCAATAACACGCCGGTTCAGTTTGTTGTTCAGGCTGTACCCGTTCAACGTGATTTCGCTGTTATCGCAATCGAACTGTATTTCTTCCACCGTATACGCAAGTCTCTGCTCTACAATGTACAAAACAGCATCCAGCTCCACTATCCCAATGTTGTACTCATCCATCGGCAAAACAACCGTAAATTTTCCCACATCGTTATAGTAGTCGCTGAACTCGCTGCTGATGGCGTGGGTAATTTCGTGTCGGTTGCTAAGGTCATGGGAGAACAGCTCTAATCTCATATTACCGTTACACCCGCACTTTCTTCCGCAAACGAAACGCTCATTTCAACGTTTTCAAGCCCACTGTCCGCAGTAGGTTTCCACGCATTATCGCCCGTATGAATTCTGTACAGTGTACTTTCAAGCGTCAGCGCACCTCGACAGTCACCGTCCTTAGAGCTTGTGACCGTTGTCTTTCCGTGCGATGTCTTGATAACAACACGCTCATCTTCCACAAGCGTTTTTTCCAGCCGCAGCACTTCACCTGTTAGCATGTTTTTAATGCCTACGTTTGTTGCCGTCTCGCCAATGCAATTGATTTCCAGCATAAACGGCACATCAAACTGCCCAAAATTTTGCAAAACAATGTATTTTAGCACAATGACTTTGCCGAAATAATACGTTTTGCTGATATTCCATGGGAATTTAAAACCTTTTTGCACGCCGCGCAGCTGCATTGCCTTTCGTTCGCCGCTTTCCCAATACGGGTAGGGGGCAAGCATGCCAAGCTGAAACGGCGCACCGCGTTTTGATGCGCCAATGGTGGGCGATGCCGTTACAATAACGTCTATGTGCCAGTCTCCGGCATATAACACCCCGGTCAGGTCAGGCCGTACAACGGTCATAAGCGCGTCTTTAAGCGCTTGCGCATTGTCGCCGATAACTTTACCATTGATGGTAATAGGCCGCGTCTGAATGGCCTTAGATTGCACAGTAGCACCTACTTGACCGATGCCCTGCGCCGTGTTGGCAGTGACAGAAATTGTATCAATGCCATCCGGCTTGCTGATAAGATAACCATGCGCGTAGTCAAACACGATAGACTGCCCCAGCGAGTTGACATATTTGAAAGTCTTGCTCAAAAAACTCATATCGCCCACCTCGCCCGCTGGAAATACGCCGCTGTACTTGCCGCCAGTTCAACCGGCGTCTGCTTTGCCGCGTAAATATTTTGCGTCAGGGTAAAACTGTTGCCGCTGCCCTTACCGCGTCTGTAACTGTCCGCTTCATCGGCAGTCAGAACCATCTCGCCGCGATGCAGATTAGCAACATAGTTGTTATAGGGGACATAATCCATGCCGCCTGCGTGGCTACCGTCAGACCCCGTGTTGTTTTTCACATCACTTGCATTGATGACAAAAATACTCTTGATGCCATCCCACAAGCCCTGCACGAAGCTGACAAGACCGCCCCAAACAGCCGCAATGCCACCCTTGATGCCCTCTACAACGTTTTGGCCGACAGTAGAGAAAAAGCCAAACACACCTTCAAAGATGCCCTGAATCGACTCCCACGCGCCCTGAAAGTCACCGGACAACACAGCGTCAATCGTAGAAAACACGCCGGTAATCAAATCAAATACAGTCTGGAAAAAGCTTACCGCAACATTCCAGATGCTTTGAATGATAATCCACGCGCCCTGAAAGAATCCGCTGATAATCGGTGCAAACGGCGTAAAGATGACCACAATTGACTGGAAGATAGCCTGAAAGAATGCGCTTGCCCATGCCCATACAGTCTGTACAAGGCTCCATGCAGCGCTGAACGCTTCACCGATGCTCTGTATGACTGGGGTCAAATCTGTAATGACCTGCGTAACGACCTGCCCAATAACCTGCATAGCTGCTTCAACATAAGGCTGCACAAATGCCACGACTTCCTGAATCTTGGCAGAAATCGCATCCCACGCAGCATTAACGCCGTTTCTAAAATCTTCGTTCTTTGCATACAGCACAGCCAAAATGCCAACCAGTGCGCCAATTGCAACCACAACCAGTGTAATTGGGTTTGCTGCCAAAACCGCATTAAAAGCGGCTTGCGCTTTTGCCGCTGCCGCCTGTGCCAACGTCATAAGGGAAATCTTCCCTGTAAGCAATCCGGCAAGAACTTCGGATGCCTTTAATGTGCCATTGAGCGCACCCTGTGCAATTTCCGTGTCAGAAAGTCCCATGCTGAACAAAGAAACAGCAACCTTGGCTTCGTCAAAAGCCGTTACCATCTTTTGAATTTTCGTCCCGATTTGCCAGCCTTTTACAGCTGCACCAACCGTCACAAGCGCGGGGGCAATTTCTTCAATTACAGGCACGACTTCTTCAACTGCTGTTTTAACATTGTCAAAAATGTCAAGCAGGAACGAAAAGTCAGAGTTTTCAATCGCGCTTGTCAGCCCGGAAATAATTGCATCGCCAAAAAAAGAAAACACATCAGCAACAATGGGCTGCAATTCGCTTGCTACGCTGCTTAACCCACCGAAAAGTGCCTGCAAGCCCTCTTCAATAGTCGGTTCAAGCTCCATAATCACGCCGCTCACATAAGGCGCAAGCTGTGTGATTAGTTCGCTCAAACCATCAATCAGAGTAGGCACAATTTCTCTGATGCGCGGTATAATGTTGTTTCCGGCAGTAATAACGCTGTCAACAAGGTTGTCCACCAAGGTTTGAAAGTCTTGCTCCGGGTCTGCAATACCCGTCAGCAGATTTTCCCAAGCGCTCTTCATCGACGCTGTACTGCCTTGAATTGTAGTTGCAGCTTCCTTGCTGGTCGTTCCCATAATGCCCATGTTGGCCTGCACGACATGAATCGCTTGTACAATGTTCGCATAGGACATACTGTTTGAATCGACCGTAACACCAAGCTCTTTCTGCGTGTCCGTCATGGCAGCAGCTTCTTTGATAAGCCGCTTCATTTCAGCTTGCGTGCCGCCGTACCCGATCTTAAGATTGTCGAGCATAGTATAGTTTTGCTTCGCAAATCCGTTATATGCATCCTGTATGGACTGCATATTGGTGCCCATCTTGTTCGCGTTATCGGACATATCCGAAATTGCAGTATTTGCCATTTCAGCGGCTTTTCCTGTGTCACCGCCCAAACTTGAAACCAGAGCAGCCGCAAACGATGTGGATGTTTCCATGTAATCATTTGCTGAAAGACCTACATTCTTGTATGCGTCTTTTGCGTAGCTCTCTATGATTCCCGCGCTATCTTTGTACAGCGTTTCCACGCCGCCTACAAGCTGCTCGTAGTCCGCATAGCTGTCCAACGATGCCTTGCCGATTGACACGGCCATGTTTGCAGCGGTTTTACCGATTTCCGTAATGCCGTTGGCTACGGTCCGCAAACCGTCCGAAACAACATTGCCAAGCAGCGTACCGCTAAACACGTCCATCAAAGACGATGCGCCGCCTTTTGCCTTCTCAACGCCTTTTTCATAGTCGTCTGTGTTCAGACTTAATTTTGCATATAAGTTAAAAACGTCCAATCTATCACTCCCTTCTTGAATTTCTGCTTTATCTGCTGTATTCTAAGCAATAGGAGGTGTTTTTTATGACAAAAGCAAAAAATGCAGTAATCGCCGGTGATTTTATGGGCAAAAAGGTGTCTGTTTCATTTGGCAAAGTCTCTATGGACGTTGGTGGTCTATCAGCACTTGAACTAAACAGCCGTACTGTTGCCGGTTACTCTGTGGTAGATGAAACTCACAAAACATCTATGGCTTCCGGCGTTATGCGCGGCATGGTCGGCGGTGCTTTGTTTGGTGGTGCTGGCATGGTTGCCGGTGCAATGACTGCCAAGCAAAAGGGCGTTTATCAGGTTGTTATACAGCTTATAGATGACCCGCAATGGCGTTACAGCGGCAAGCGCTTCCTGTTGGAAGTTGACGAGCCAACCTATAAAGCCATTATCAAAAATTGTTTCTAAGTTTAGCCGCCCTCTGTTTGGGCGGCTTTTTTCTTTGCTTCTTTCAATCCATGCCGCGCCGCAAAGTCTTTAAAATCCGCCTGCACCTGTTCCGGTGTCCGCGTATCCACTTTTGGCGGGTGGATAATATCAATATATCTCGCTGGCCTGTCCTTTACGCCTGTCACAGCTACCACAAGGCTCCACGCACTGTCTGTCATGTATACCTTGTACATCTGTTCTTCAAAATCAGCTTTTAAAGCGTAAGGAAGCGCCGACACAAGCGCCTTTGCGCTCAGTTTCGGCATTTTCAGCAGTACAGGGATTACTTGTTCTGCCCGCCACCGAGATACGATTTGAAAAAATCAACAAACCCCTTATCGTTCAACAGGTCGGCAACCTGCTTGCAGGTGATAAGGAAATTCTGCTTGCCGATTTCTTCCACCGTCAGGCCGTTGAACGGTGCGAGAATTTCGTACACGTCCTCGCGGTGCTGTTTCAACGCAATGTTCAGCAGCTTAACAATTTTCGCAAGTCCAAAACGCTGCATTGCAATACGGGTCGTTTCGCCCTTCGGCATCGCTTTCTGCATCTCTTTCACAAGCGCTTCATCATCGATCAGGTTTGTGATGGGCTGCGCGATTTGCAAAACGACTTCCAGCGCTTCGTCAGTGCTAAGTTCAGAAAAAATCCGCATTATGCTTCATCCTCTCCGGCCTTGATATACACCTCGCACGGCACAGTGTCCTGCGCTGTAATGGAGTAGTGCGCCGTGTATTCAAAGCTCATCTGGCCTTTTTCCTTGTCGCCCGTCTTCAAGCTGAAACCGCCGGTAGACAGCGTATTCATCATGTGAATGGCGCAGAAACCGCCGTTCGTAGTGCCGTGCTTGTCAGAGTAATCGCACAGCAGCCACAAATCGGTAAAGTCGCTGTCTTTCAAATCATTGCGCGGCGTGATTTTGGAAACCTTGGAAGTAGTCGTAACATCCGCAGCGCCAAGCATGCTTTTGGCATTTTCTGCCGATGCCGAAACATAAGTGCCACTGCACTTGACTTCCCAGGATTCAATCTGCTTCAGCTCTTTCATGTTCTTGGGACAGTTGTCGATGTCCTCGCCGAAGTCGGTAAAGCTTGGCACAGCCGTAAAGTTGATGCCGCCAGTCGTGGCGCCCAGCAGCGCACTTTCTTCCGGCGCAGTACCGGCAGCCGGGTCAAACGTAGTTGCAAGATAGCCCGCGTTCAAGACCAGTTCTTTAAACGCAGATTCAGGAATACGAGTAAATTTCATGCTTTCACCTCAATTTAGGCATAAAAATTCGGCGATCACGTTGATGTACCGCCGTTTTAAGTTTTTGTCTGTGTCATCTGCCAGCGATTGGCTAAACGGTGAGCCGGGTTTGAGCCAGATAATTCCATCATCGCACGGCAAAGTCGGGTCGCCTTTTGTAAGAGCCGTCAAAAGCTCTTGCGCCTTTGAGTTTGGCACAGCTTCGGATGTGGTGTGAAACCACATATTTACTGTGATTGATACAGAATTTGCCCAAGTATCCATCACGGCATCATAGGTCAGGTATGGGAGTACAGCGTCATCCGGCACGGCGTTGCTTGCGTAAGCGGTCATAAATTGCCCGAAAAACTGCTGTAATGCAGCGCCCTTTGTCATGTAGGCAATCCCTCCCGCAATCGTTCAGCCGTAAAGCTCTTTAGGCCGTTCAGCATCGGGGAAGCGCTTGCCGGGGCTTGCTTTTCTTCCGGGCGGCTCGTGACCCGGAAATATGCCCCGGTCGTCACGTCCTTGTACACGCTGCCGTACTCGATAGGCACATCTTCCCGCACAATGCCGGTATACACGCTGGTCACGCCCTGCGCTTCGGCCTGCCGTGCTTCAAGGCTGCTGTCCAGTGCAACATAATTCGCAAACTCTGCGCCCTCGCTCCACTCGGTAGCATAGCCGCCTTCACCGTCAGGCTTTGTCCGCTTGTCCATAATGATGCAGCTATGCGAAAAATCATCTAAAATGCTCATAGCTTTCTCCATTTGTTCAGCCGAGAAGCAAACACGCCCTGCCAGCCCGTCACAGAGCCGCCAGAATTGCCGTTTGCGCTCGATTTGGTGTAACTGTACCCGGAAAAGCTCTCACTCTGGAATGGGCTGTTTGCGGCGTTCTCGTACTGCGTGCGCCACGCCTTGATTTCTTCTTCAAGGTGCAGAAATTCGGCAGGCACGGCCATGGCCCAGACAGCGCCATCAAACGTTTCATCTCTTAGCGAGCAGTTACCGTATTGATACACACCATCGTTCAGAACGCTGCCCATAATGCGGAAATACTGTCCGGCACGCAAAAAAGGGAGCGCAATGCTCCCGCCCTTGATGCTGAACTCGCCCAGATGGACGCCATTCTGTGTGACAAACCAGTTCCGGCACTCCCTCATCAATTCTTCAAGCATTGCACTCCCTCTTTTTTACTGTGCTGCCTTAACAGTTTTTGCGCTCCGGGCTTCTGCGGGCGTAATGGTGGCAACGGCAATACCGTCCAGGTACTCTGCCCACAGCTTCATGCCCATAAGAGCGTACATATCGCCAGTTGCGCGGCTGTAGTCGCCGTCAACATGAACACCAATCAGGTTTGTTTCGCCCTCGACGGTATAGTTCAGGCCCAGCTTGGCGAAATCGCTGTCGGCGGGGTCGATGTAGTACAGGTCGATGTTCTCAACAGGGACGGCAATGACCTTGTTGCGGGCGATGTACTTTGCGGGCAGCAGGAACAGGGTAGAGTAGCCCATGAAATTCTGAACATAGGTCAGGCCGAAAGCGGTCTGCGTGGTGATTTCCTTGTCACCCAGATAGCCGTAGAAGTCCAGAATGTTGGCAAAGCCGACAACCTCGGTAACATCACGATCCATGCTGGCGAACTTGTCCAGCACGTTGCCCTTTGCCAGAGCAAGGCCCTGCTGCCAAGTGGTAGCAGCTACAGCCAGAGAGCCAGTGTTCAGGAAGGTGTAGAAGTCGCCCAGAACCTTGTTCTGCAGGGCGACAAGGAACGCCTCGTCGGTCTTTTCAACGGCAACGTCTGCGCCATACTTGGCGACTGCCTCAACGGACACGCTCTTAGCATACTTGGCAATCTCAATGTCGCCGTAGGTTTTGGGCTCGACCTTCATCTTGGTCAGCGGAATCTCATCGCCCTCAGCAACGGACGTACCGCCAGCCAGAGTGCCGTCAACAGAGGCCTCATAGGATACCAGCTTTGTGCCGGGGGCCTTGCGGATGGGGCGCATAATGCCCATGATGGTGCGCAGCGCGTCCCAGTTCTTGCCAAAGCGGGTGACAAAGTCAACCTCGCGGGCGTTGACAGTAATCTGGGCGGCGGTAGTCAGGTTAGTTTTTGCAGCCATATTTTGGCTCCTTTCTGTTAATCGTCAGATTCGTTTTGCATGAGGTTCACAAGCGCAGCCTGACGCTCTGCGGTGGACAGTACATAGCGGCCCTTGTCGTCCGTCTTGTAGATGTCCTCCCGCGTCAGGGCCTTGCCGCCATTGTTGGCAGGGGGAGTAGACGTGTCTGCGCCTTTTGTGCTGCTCTTGGTGATGTACTCGCCATAATCGGTCTTGAGGCTCTTTTCAAGCGCAGCTGCGTCTTTGATAGCGCCCTTGCCATCCAATTCCAGTTTGTCAAGCAGGCCGTCTCCCTTTGCAAGGCGTGCGACAGAGGAAATCCGTTTTTCAGAAATGCCGATTTTCAGCAGGACGTCGGACAGCGCCTTTTCTTTGGCAGCCGTTGTTTTTTCAGCGTCTACGTTGGCCTTGTAGTCCCCGAAAGCCTTGTGCTCTGCTTCATACTTAGCCTTGTAGCCGCCGTCGCCCTGCACTTTCAGGTCGTCCAACTCCTTCTGAACGCCCGGCAGCTTTTCTGCATCGGCTTTATACCGCGTGACGTCGTCTTTCAGCGGGTCAACAACGCCCAGATGGAGCGCCACCAGCTGATTTTCGATTTCGTCAGTGCAGCTTTCGCCAATGATCTTACGAATTTCAGCGCGTGTAAATTTTGCCATGGGGGTTCTCTCCTTTTCTTCGGTGGCGGTTCTTCGCCATTTGAGTTTATTTATTCAAAACAGCAGTGCTTCGCTGTTTTTGCGTATAAAAATAGCAACCGCCGAGAAAGTCTCGGTAGTTGCTAGGTAAACTTGCCTTTTACGGTTTCACTTCAACGCTGGGCAGCACATTTGTGTGGAAATACAGCTTGTAATGGTACGGGTCTGTGTGTGTTCCTGTAATGTCTTCGACAACATACATAGTGTAGCTGTTTAGGTAGATGTAATTTTTCCTGTAAGTATCGGGGCCAACCTTTACAGTGCAGACAAGCTCGTTGCTGGAATTGTTGGAGATAGACATATACCCCTCGGCTTCCATAATGACCTTGTCTGTTCTGGCGTTGTATACGGTGATTTTTCGTTCGCTCTCAAAGTAATCGGCCTGTTTAGAAATATTGGAGTTTGCTCTATCGGCTTCGGAGCAGCCACATAAAAGCAAAACTGAGGCCATAACTGCGATTGCGATATAAAGAATCTTTTTCATGTGATTTCCTCCCAATAAAAAGAGCCGAGAGGCTTATTTGCCTTTCAGCTCTGCTTCGATGATTCTTTTGTACTGTTCGCCGTGCTCGGCAACGGCAGGCTTGATAAAAGGCTTTGCCCGTTGGCCGTGCGTTAAATGCCAATTGCCTTTTTCGTCTTGATACACCCACGGCGTTTGTCTGCCGCCGGGGTAATATATGCCGGTGCCGCACTCAACATACACGCCGTATTCGCTATTTGTGCCAACATAGGCAGCGCGTTCTCCACTGTTTGTCACTGTATGAGTGATGCTATTGCGCAATGCGCCAGTTCCAAATTTACCGGGGCTGTTTACAAGCTTTTTTGCGTACCCTTCAGCCACAAGCCCGCATTTTTCCAGTGCCCGCTGGCACGCCGCTTCAAGCTCTTTGTAAACTTCAGCGCTGTGGTCTTCAAGTGTGATTTTCATCGTTTTCTAAATGCATTATAATGCTTGCTCTTTCTTCCACCCCGCCCATTCCGCATAGGTCATATCTTTTACAAGCACAGATTCCCCCGTTTCCGGGTCAATAGCGCGTCTGCCGCCGCTGCTTGTATCTTCGCCGTCAACCTCTGCAATTTGGGTGCAGCGGCAGTTATACACAAGATAGCCCGGTGCGGAACTGTCTCCCGGATACATAAGCTCGAACCCGTCAACCTTAAACGGCTTGTCAATGTCTACTGTCTGGCCGTCAAGCATTGCGTGTGCGTGTCGTGTGCGGTTGTCCAGCGTTGCCAGCCAGCGTTTTTTGAGCTTTATTCCCATGTCCTGCGCGGCGCGGTAGGTATCTAGCCGCCCCGCGTTTTGCGCTGCTGTTACTGCCGTTCTGGCGGTTCGAATAGCGCTTGTGCGGTTCATATCCTGCATCCGGCTTTGTAAGTCGTTGGCGATTTTCGGTATGCTTTTGCCTTGCAGGATGGAGCTTGTCACGCTGGCGGTAATCTGCTGCTTGCCGTACTTCAAATCAATGCCGCGCTGTAATGCACGCTTTGGCGGGTAATATGGCATCAAGTCAGGCTGTTCCACAATCAGACGTTTCACTGTCTGCTCATCCCACAGCGTAAAATCTGCTTTGTCGGAAACCTGCTCAATTTTGTAAGCAGCGTAATTGCGGTTCAAGCTGTAAATGCCCGGCGTGGCGTCATTGACATAGGCAACAGCCGTTTCGTTGGCGTTGGTGTATCTTTCTGCCACCTTGTCCCGCAGCGCCGTAAAACGCTTGCCTCGACCCATCTGCGCAAGCCGCCATTGCTTGTACTGCTGTTCGGTGATTTCGCCTGCATCGAGCTTTTCTTTCATGGCTGCATCACGCTTCTCGAACTGCTCAAAATAGGCTCTCACCGTATCGGTCAATTCGTCAGCAGCTTCTTTGTACAGCTTTGCGATGCGCTGTTCCAACTCTGCGAGCTGTTTATCCGTCAGTTTGTGGGCATAATCAGGTTTTCTCATTTTCTTCTTTTAGTCTGTTTTTTTCTATTGATCTCGCCACCGACAAACCTCATAATTTCTTTGTCAAGTCTTGCTTGGCTATTTTTGTACGATGTGGTAGTAATCTCTCTTTTTGTAGCTTCGCCAAAGGAATTTACAAATGGTTTTCCATTTGTTTTTTCAACAGTCACATTTCTGCTTGCGGTCACTATTTTGTTTGTTATCGAACGCTTTTTTGATTCAAGTGCCTGTTTTTTTCTCTGTACATCGTAATATCCGCTTGGCATATTCCACGCAGGATTTCTTGATGCGTAATCTGCCAACCTTTTATTCAGTTTGTCAATTTGGGAATTCAGGCTTTTTTCTCTCTCTTTTAAGGCGCCTATACTCTCACTACCGCCGCCCCTGCCGCTTCCAGAACCTCTACCGCCCATTCTCGCATCTCCTTCTTACTCGCTTATAATATGGCTGAATCCTAGTAACGTTCCAGTCAAATTCTTCAGGGCATTTGCCATACCACAAAATCTCACTGGGTTCAAGCCTTGCCAATGCCGCCCGAACGCCTTTTTCAAACAGCGCTTGATTCTGCTTGCTTTTCTGCGTTCCCACGCTAGAAATCGCCACAATCGAATGTTGTGGCTCGCCGTCAAAACACCACTCGTAGCTTTGTTTATTGCTCCAACACAGGGTTGGCACAACGTGAATCCCGCATTGCTGCCAGTATGCCGCCAGCCAGTGCTTGCGATAGTGATTGTATATCTGCATAGCAAGCGGCATATCTGTATACATTGAGAAATCAGGCGCACACACAGCGCCAAATTTTTGAAGCAACGGAATGTACTTGTCCGGCTGATTCCACACCCTTTGGAATTGATAATCATCCACGAAAAAGTGAACGCCTTTTGTTGCGCAGTCCGTACAGGTTTTAGCAAAGTTGAACGGAATCCATTCCAGATGCCGCACATCAATGTGTTCCGGCTGGATAATCGGCGTATCGTATTTTCCAACTCCTAAAAAGTTGGCTTTGTCGAGGTTTTCAAAATTCAACATCTTGTCACTCCTCGCCGTTGGTCGTGCGGTCTAACTCCTCTGCCGCCTTTCGATTTATCAATTCATCGTACTGGTCTGCGTCGCCAAGGATGGTCAGCAGCTTTTTGGTGATGTATTCATCATCGTAGTATTCTGCACCCAGCAAGACCGTCTGCGCCTCTTCCTGCTTGTTGATGATTTGGTTGCGCGTGTATGTCGGATCGCCATCAAGCCCGGCAACCGCCAAAATGCCCTTGATGCAGCGCGTCACGCAGCTTTCAAACTTGTCTGTTTTCAGGTCGAGTGGCACATAACTGGCCTTGATAGCCGTTGCAGTTTGGTTGCCAGCGCTGACAGCAGCAGAATCAAAGGCCTGAAAGTCCTCGTATAACTTTTTGGTTAGCATGTCAATGGTGGCTTGCGTGCCTTGGAACGGGGCTTCGATGCTCTGTGGCGTGGCCTTTGCGCCCTCGTCACCGTCAGCGTGGGCGACATGGGTAGTTTTCAGACGCTCAATGAACTTTGTATCGTCCTGCTCGTCCATGCCTCCGCAGTTGGTCAGAACCCAGAAAATCAGGTTGCCTTCGTCAACGTTGTTTACCATGTTGGAGCTAGCAAGGTCGAGCGCGTCAATGGTATTCTGTCTCCCCTGTAGCTCGCTGTGGGCCTGCTCTCCGTTTTTCAGCGGGATAATGGGAAATCCGGGATAATTCTCACCGTCATAAATTTCTGTGCCGTCTGCCTCGCTGGTGCGCAGCTTCAACTTGTATGCGCGTTTCGGCTTGAGAATCGCCATATCATCGCTTTTGGGCTTTAGATACTCTGTATAGCCGTCAAGCTCGTACAGCGTGGCGCGCAGTGGCTTATTGTCTGCCACCTGCCAGAAACGGATTCCGGCTTTAATGGAGCCGTCTTCCTCGTCGTACAGGGGAACAAATTCCTCTGCTGCGAACACCTGCACATGGTCGAGATTCCAGAACACGAAAGACTGCCCGTCAATCAAAGCATGGCGGGCAGCGTCCATAATATCTTCATCAAACGTCGCACCAAGCGCCTTTTTTGTCTCCGCTTCCTGAAATGAAACGCCGTTGCCCAGCAAATACGAAACTTCTTGGTCTACGACCAAACCAAAGAACTTGCTTGCTATCTTGTGATTTGCCGTGTACATGTCACGGTGCGCCTTTCCCTGCATGTCGTAGATGATTTTCTCGTATTTGTTGATTGTAGGGTTTTCGCCGTAGTAATACTTGTTGGCGTTCGCTGCAATGCGTGTGCTATGGTCGGCCTTATACTCATTAATTGCACCCAGTATGAAACTCATGCGGGCCTTTTCGTCCTCGCCAACCGCTACAAAATCTTGGTATGTTTTCACGTCTTCTCACCGCCTTTACACGAAAATGCTCTTGTATCTGGTTTCGGCGGTGTCTCCCGCCTTGTTCGCTGTGCTTTCCATCGCATAGCGCACCGCGTCAATGTGGTGGTTGTTCAAATCCGGATAGCCTTCGAGCACTTCTCCCGTCTTGCTATCTCGCTCGTACTCGTACTCGCTAAACTCTTTTGCAGTGTCCGGGCAACGCACGGTGTCTATTACAATAGCATCAAGCATCTGCAGCCACTTTGTACCGTATACAACAGACTTCGGGCCTTTTCTGGCAGGGAATGTCTTTACGCCGTACTTGTTATAGTCCGCAATGGATTTCGGCTCTGCGCTATCCGCACATACTTTGTCCTCACGCGTCAGCCCTTTCTCCAAAAGCAACTGCGCCGTGTCCCTGTTGCTGGTTCTACGCCGTGTCAGTTCATCGAAGATGTACAGCGTGCGCCGCGCTGCGTCATAGTGCATTGCATTGTATGCCCATGGGTCAGGATACCAGCCCCAGTCAACGCCGCGCTTGATTCTGTCGAATGTTTTCAACTGCTCGTCTGTGATTGGTTGAATTTTCAGGTTCTCGAATACCGCCGTGCCGCTGCCGACAACCTCGCCCAGATACTCGTGTCGGTAGGCCGTTTCGTTTGTGCGCTGCAAGTATTCAGCATCGGCCAGAAACCGCTCCCCGAGCCATTCTGCGGGCGTCGTTTTATAGGTGGAATGATGTATCAGCTTTCCCGCCCGCGCTTTCAGAGCGTACCCATTTGCCCAGTTCCGCGCCATTGCAGGCGGGTTGAAGCTCTTGAACGTAATGAACCAGTCACCGCCGCGCAAGCAGGACTGCTCCACGTTTCGGATTTGCTCTTCCCCGTCAAACTGGTCAAGCTCTTCAAACCAGCAGATGCCGATATAACCAAACGGCACTTTGATTGACTTTACCTTGCCGGGGTCATCAACACCGAAAAAAAGCACCTTTTGCCCTGTTGGCAAATAGGTGCATTCCATCGGGGAGACTGTGCAACGAAAATTGTCGTGCAATCCAAGCTCATTGATAGCCCAAACGATTTGCGCATACACGCTTGTGCGCAGTGTGTTTCCGACCTTGCGGAAAACCGCCGCGTGGCATTGCGGATGCTTTAGCAGCTGCAAAATTAGCTCTATGCTAATATAGCTGGATTTTGTACTGCCGCGCCCGCCCTTTGCGACAAGCTCTTTTACATTGCCTGCCTTGATTTCACGGTGGACTTTTGCGAAGCAAGGGGAAACAACGCCAGATAGCTTACAAGTCATCTATGATTAGCACCTCGCTATCCTGCTGTTGTTCTGGCTTATCCTGCCATCCGAAATTTGCCCGTAAACTGAACTGCGCACCGCCGGAGCCGTCTTTGTCATACAGTCTTTCTTCGGCGTACTGTTCACAACGGGTCTTTGCACGCGTAATCGTGTCATTGAACTCTGGTTTATTTTGGTAATTCAAAAGTGCCTGCCTTGATGCAAAACCAAGTGCAAGCGCCAACCCTGTCACAGTAGGCGGCTTTTTATCGTCATAGATGATATAGCCGTTTTTATTTCGCATCGGTTCGCCGTTATCGTTTACGAACGGCTGTCCTTTGCAGGCTTCAAAGTAGGCATCAATCTTTTCTTGCATTGCCTTTACGCTTCTGTATTTAGGTGGTGCGCCCACCGGATTTTTTCTTGATGCCACTTTATCACCTCGCCTTACAACACAAAAAGCCCACACAATTTGTGTAGGCTTATATCCCCCAAAACCCCTTTGCGCCGGAGGAAAAGCGCGTTCCCGCCCTTCCGGTCTCTGCTATGCCGGTCTCACCCGTTGCAGGGAGCAAGTCCGCAACGTAATCCAGCGTTATTTATATCCCGTCCGCTGGTCGCGGTTTCTGCTTTGATTAAAAGGGGGGGCCACAACGCGTAACGGCGTCAGTAACAGCGTCCGCGCAAGCAGATGTGGGGCAGACTTTTTCAGGCTCTCGAAGTCCCGTTGCGACCTGCCATCGCGCCGCGCTCCTGATCGACTTGCCGCTTTGCTTACAGCGTTCAGGTTATCTATCGCGTTTTGCCTGCGCCGGGCTTTCACCGGTGGGAGCGACCCAGCTTTCACCGCTGCCGGAATCGAATCGGCCCCATGCCAAATGGCTGCACTCTTCAGGTGCTGTGCGGCATATAAAAGGCGTGGCAGTTGCGCGTGTTGCACGGTGTGCAAGTTATAAACAAGTTTATATTTAGCGTATCACCGTCTTATATTCAGAAACTTGCCACAAACTCACACGCTTTTGCAAGTTGCGTGCAACAGAGGCTTGCCGCGACTGTTGGTACTGCACATAGGTCTTGCACCTTTGCCGCGCCGTTGCTTCGGAACGCGGCTCCCTTATTCTTTGTGGATAGAATCGGCTATGCAGCATATAAAATGCCGGTCTTTCCCGGCTGCCAGCTATGAATAGGAGAATTGAAATGGTAAAGAAAAGAGATTTTAGCTATGCCGTAGGCTGTCCCGTTCCTACATCATCCAGCATATCTATAATAGCAGGTTAAAAGTGAACTGGAGTGCACAGATTTTCAATTGCAGCGCGGTGTAATTTCTTTGCCCATCGCTCGGAAATATTTAGATTTATCGCAATTTTCCACCAATACGGGGTGCCGACAATATACCGCTCCCGCAGAACGTCCCGCTGCATTTGGTCTTGAACAGAGTTTATTGCGGTTTCGATTTCTTCCCTTTGCATTTCGGTTTCAATAATCTGATTGTATAGAGCTTCCTGACGCTCCATGATTCTGCAAACGGCATCCTCGATTTTGTTTTTCCCGCCAGCAGACACCACCACGGGGGATAATGCTTTAGTGGTCGCTGTTGCCCGTTCACGTTCGCTTTGTATCTGCTGGCGCAGCTGTCGTTCATGATTCCTGCTGCGTTGGTATCTCCATAGCCACACTTTCTTTTGGTTGAATTCTTCTCTGGTCATTGTATCTCCTCTCTTCCAGTTTCATGCAGCGCGGCAGCGTGCAAATATCGCCATTCTTCCACTCGCACGTCGCGCAAAGATGTTCGCGGGCGTATTCATCAACTAGTTGCTGTTTTGTCATGGGGTCACCTCCTGGGGTAGAATTCATTTTAGAAGCCTCCTTATGATTCTATAACATGCGATGCTGATACGGGTTACGACCAGCAGCGGCCAGAAAATAAGGACAATAACGTTGTCTGCGCCGTCTACGGTGTCCATTCGGTCTGTGTGGTTGATGTACAGGACGGCGAGCAGGCCGCACAGGTCGTAAACACAGACGGCGGCGATAACAAGGATAATGGTCATGGGGTCACCTCCGGGGGCTTGGGGAGCGGCATCCAGTAAGTGACATTTACAAAGTCTGGTAAATATTCCTCACTGAACCATACGTCCAAATCATCGTCTCTCCATGCCATATAAATTTCGTGACAAACAGAATCGTAGATAAGTACGTGTTCGTGTTTGGCTGGCAGTCTGTCTTTAACGCTTATCCAGTCAGTCATCTTCGTTCACCATCCTTTTTTGTACGCTCACCATCCTTTTGCCGCATTCCGGACAAAAATTATAAGCAGCGAAAGAAATTGCATTACAGGCTGAACATACAACATTTGTGCTCCCGGCGCTATCGCTTATCCAATGCGCCGTAGGCCGCATGGATTCCGGGTCGATGATAGGTGCTTTCTTGGCTTCGTCCACGATAAACTTCGTCCCGGCGTCGTAACCACGCGCATAGGCCGCTTTCTGTTCAGAAAGGCAATTCCTGCCGCCAGACCATATATAATCTTGGTGGCCATGTACACCACCATAGCCGTTTGTAAGCATTTCAGTAGTAACATAAGCATATACGATTTCTTGCTGGATAGAGACTGTCTTTGTTTCTACGACAGGGTTTTCTTTGAATGGGAACATCAGAATAATCAGAACGAACAGAGCGGTTATGCAAAATGTTGCCAATAGTGCTTTCTTCATTCTGCTACCTCCTCTACAAACGCCATACTCTGGCGCAGATTGAGCGATTTTGGATTTAGAATACAAGCCGGGGCGACAGCCCCGTCGTAGTACGCATAGTAGTAGTCCAACCGGTCATCCTGGCTTACACCGCGAACGTATCGCGTTTTGCACGTGTCAGAATCCTTATCGCCGCAGTACCACGGTGTGGCAGTCCAAATCCATCTGTCGTAGTGCGGGATGTAGTCACGGTACTTGCGGTACTCATCACACGTGAGGATAAAAACAAAGTCCTGTACAGTGCCATAAGCTCTGTCTCCGTTGTCGGCAACAAGGTCAACGTTATGTCTCAGCAGACTTTTTCTATCGAAAACAGCGTTCGCCATATCAGATAGAATTCTCCGCACATTACTTGTGCGGTAGTTATACCAGTTGCCCCTTTCGTCTGCAAATTTATCACTTGGACAGAATTTTACGTCTTTTGCCCACGTCTTTGCCATAATTGCCAGCACACCGCCGTCAGGGTGGTTCGGGTCAAGGCAGACCCACTCGAAATTTTTGAACATGAAGTGTTCGCCGGTGCGCAGGGCTGTGATGTTAGTCATTGTCGGTTACCTCCGTGAGCCAGTATTTCTTCCTACAATCGGAACAGCTATACATTCCGGTTTTTAGCGCCTCACATTTGTCGTCTTCTTTACTATTTGTGTCAATTTTACACGGGTCAATAACGAGAACCCCATCTTTGTTAAGTTGTGCATTAGGGAATTGTTTAAGAAACTCGCTCTGGCGTGTCTTGATAGGGTGCTCATTTGCCCAGTAAATTACGCGGTCAATATGCGTTTCGATTGTGTCTATGTCGGTATTTGTCATTGCGGATGTAGCAAGCCAGCAACGGTGCCTCAGTCCATCGTACAGAGGGCAGGCCGCGCACCCGTCCTTTCCGAGAATCATCGTTCGGCACATGCGAATGCGTGCCTTTTCGTACTCTAATGCGTCCATCACTCATCAACCTCTTCGTTCCAGTATTTGTATCTGCACTTCTCGCACATTTCTTCAGATGGCACGCTTACCTCGCACGCCTTCTTTTTGTCAAAATGCGCAGTGCAAAAAGTGGTTGTAATACTGTACATGTTCGCATCCGGGAACATTTTTTGAAATTCACTTTTTCGTGTTTTTACGGGGTGGCCTTTTGCCCATTGTTCAACGATGCTTTTAACTTTGGAAGCCTTCTCATCTGTGATGTGCAATAGTACATCACAAACACTTCCCATTTCGCTGAAATTATTATATAGAGGGCATTTTTCACACATTTCACCACTGTAACACATGCGCTTCATTGATTTGTAAAATTCAACTGCGTCCATAGTCTTACTCCTTATGTACAGATTCCCGGATGTAATCTTTTTACAGCCACCCGGATGGTCTGTGTTACCGCCTTTCAGATTGCAGCATGGACTGCTATAGTCGCAGCAGCAGCCGCAATCAGGGCATTTACGTTCAGTTGTCATCTACTTCATCCTCCAATTCTTCAATAAAAATTTCGGTGCGGGGGTTTTCTTTGTCGTACATAACGCGGCTGCCGTTTACGCTGGCGATGATGGTGTTATTGTCGTCTGCAATGATTTTGGCGGCGACAAGGGTGTCATGGGCAGCTTCCATCAAGTTCGTGAGGTCTACTTTGCGGCGCGTCGGCATATAGAATACCGTGGCGACGCGGTAGCGGCCCGACAGCGGGGCTTTCGGCTTTGGGGCGAGATACCACATGGCGGCCTGTTCGTACTTCTTGTACTGCCTGCTGGGGGCAATGAACGGCTTTCCGGTGCGGTGGTTGGTAAGTATCTGCTGG